TCTACCAGACCATACGTTAGAAGCTAAAACAATGGTAGGCTACTTACGTCAGTAACCCCTACCGAATTTATAACCTTTAGCTACCTTGTTAGATCAAGCCCCTAATTAAAAAGACGTTTTTAGAATAGGCTACCTTGAGGTAAGCACAAGCCCTAAAAGGAGAAAGAAAATGGCAGAAGTTGAAAATATACAGGAAGAATCTGTAGAACCAACGCCTAACCCGTATAATCAAAAGAAAGATTGGCACACAGAAGATGTAATGCCAAAACATGGCGAGAATGCGGAAGGATTGTTTTTTGAAAAGCCACAAGCTAAATCTGACCCAGAACCAGTGCAAGCTGAAACTGTTGAAGAAGATAAAGCTTATAGCCAACCAAATTACAAAAAAAGATATGATGACTTGAAAAAGCATTATGATTCAAGGCTCTCTGAGTTTAAACAAAGAGAACAAGAATTGATAGCTGAAGCTACAGCAAATAGACCGGAGTATCAAGCTCCTAAGTCTGCTGAAGAATTAGAACAATTCAAAGCTGAGTATCCTGATGTTTATGAAGTTGTTGAAACTGTAGCTCACTTGCAAAGTGAAGATAAAGTTGCTTCATTGCAACAACGTCTAGATGCTTTACAAGAGCGTGAAAAAGAAATACTAAAACGAGAAGCTGAAAAAGACTTGGTAACAAAACATCCAGACTTTGAAGAACTTCGTAATAGTGATCAGTTTCATGCATGGGCAGAGTCTCAACCAGAAGAGATAAAAGATTGGATTTATAATAATCCTGATAATGCATCTCTTGCAAGTAAAGCCATTGATCTTTTTAAGTTGGAAAATGGAATAGCCCCTGTAAAACCAAGCCAAAACAAATCGGAAAGAAGTTCTGCTGCTGATATGGTGTCTACAAAGACAACTACAGTAGATGAGAACCAACCGAAGATTTGGACACAACAGGAAATCGCTGCCCTACCTATGGCTGAATACGATAGACTTGAAAAAGAAATCGATAAAGCTTTAGAAGAAGGCAGGATTATTTAATAACAAAGTTAATAATATTCAAGGAGAATAATTATGGCATTTAATCAATCTGATCAATTTTTTGAGCAGTCAACTGATACTAATGGTAACTTTGGTAATTCCGTAAGTGGTCAAAATAACTCCTTCTTCTTACCGAAAGTCTATTCTAAAAAGGTTTTAAACTTTTTCAGAAAAGCTTCGGTAGCGGAAGCAATCACTAACACTGATTACTCAGGAGAAATTTCTGCTTTCGGAGATACTGTAAGAATCATTAAAGAACCGGAAATCACCGTCTATCAATATGAAAGAGGTGCTGACGTAACGAAAACAGCATTAACAGACCAAGAACTAACTATGGTCGTTGATGTAGCAAACGCTTTTAAATTCATCGTTGATGATATTGAAACTTCAATGTCTCACGTGAACTTTAAAGAAGTTGCTAGTTCATCTGCTGCATACGCATTGAGAGATGCTTTTGACGCAGGAGTTATTGCTGAAATGTTTGCAGGTGTATCTTCAAGTTCACCTGACCACATTATCGGTTCAGACAGTGCTACTGCTGATGCAACGCTATCTCACGCTACTAATTCTGTAGACCTTCTAGGTTCTGACGGAACTGGTGTTGATCCTCTAGACCTTATGGCTAGAATGGCTAGATTACTTGACGATCAAAGTATTCCTGAAGAAGGAAGATGGTTCTTAGCACCACCTTCATTCTATGAGGAACTTTCACAGTCAGGTTCTAAACTTCTATCTGTTGACTTCAACGCAGGTCAAGGATCATTGAGAAATGGTTTAGTATCAAGTGGTAAATTACGTGGATTTGATATGTACAAATCTAATAATGTTGCTAGTACGTCTAACGCTACTGGTAAAGTATTAGCCGGACACATATCGTCTACAGCTACTGCTCAAGCTATAACATCAACTGAAGTCATTCGTGACCCAGATTCATTTGGTGATATAGTTAGAGGTCTTCACGTTTATGGTGCGGAAGTACTTAGACCTGAAGCTCTAGTATCTGCTTTCTACGTAGTAGACTAAGCAATTCGTAAGTGGGGAAGGAATCATGTGTTCGCTTCCCCCTTACACCTTTGAACTTTGGAGATAAAAATGGCATACGAAAAAAGAAAAAAAATGATGGGTGGGGGTTACGGAATGGCTCGTAAACAGAAAGGACATGGTGGACGTATGAAATACGGACATGGTGGAGAAGCAATGAAAAAAGCCAAACCTTGTTAATATGAAAGTTAAAGCTCCTAAAGGATACCATTGGATGAAAGATGGTAAAGAATATAAATTAATGAAGCACACTGGTAAGTTTGTAAAACATAAAGGTGCAAGCCTTACAGCTAACTTTGCGATTCAAAAGAAACATAAAAAATAATGGCAACAACATTCCTGACACTAACAAATGATGTTCTACGTGAACTTAACGAGATTGAACTAACTTCGTCAACTTTTGCTAGTGCAAAAGGAATACAAAGTTTTGTTAAAAATTCTATTAATAAAGCTTTAAATGATATTGCTAATGAAGAACCTCAATTACCTTTTTTTGCAGTTGCAGCAAGTGGAGGTACAGACCCTTTTTATGGTAATGTAACTGTAGCAACTACAGCAGGAACTAGATGGTACTTATTGAAGTCTGGTAGTTCTAGTATTACAACTGATTATGCATCTGTAGATTGGGATGATTTTTATTTAACTACTATAGGTGTAAGTGGTGAAACAACTCCCTATACGTCTAGAGGATTAACATTTATTACATTAGATGATTGGACCAGATATTTGAGAGATGCAGAAAATGATGATGATGCAGATACTCAACAATATGGTGAACCAAAATATGTTATTCGTAGTCCAGACCATCGAAAGTTTGGATTAAGTCCTATACCTGATAAAGTATACAATGTGCATTTTTATGCATATAATGCACCAACAAGTTTATCAGCATTTAGTGATGAGATAGTATTACCAGACCAGTACTCTAATGTAATAACTGCTAGAGCAAGATATTATGTATGGCAGTTTAAAGAAAGTCCACAGCAAGCAGCCTTTGCTTTAGATGATTACAAAAAAGGCATGAGGCAGATGAAATCAAATTTAATTAATCCTGCTCCAAAATACGTAGGAGATGACAGGAGATACTTCTAACAATGGCAGCATCACAGCCTTATACAGTTGCATGTGATGGAGGATTAGTTAAGTCTGCTAACTCAATAGACTTATTAAGAACTCCCGGTGTAGCAAGAGAACTCAGAAACTTCGAAGTATCTACAGAAGGTGGATACAGACGTATCAATGGGTTTGCTAAGTATGGAGGAGGTAGTGCAGTACAACCTACAGGAGGTACAGCAACTATACTTGGTGTGTTTCCATATGCTGATGGAGTTATTGTAACAGCCGGTACAAATATTTATTTTAGTAATACAGGAACAAGTTGGTTACAGATAAATCGAAGTTCTGTATCTAATAGTGGTGATAATCATACAGCCTTTACAGGTCGTAGTGTTTTAGCACGAACTGGACAAGGACAGTGCCAGTTTGCTTTATTTGAAGGAGCTACATTTGATTATGGTCAAGTGATTATTGCAGATGGTGCAAATAAACTGTATAGCTTCCGGATGGAAGGTACTGGAGCTCTTACAACAAGAACATTTTTTGCAGAAGAAATAACAGTTACAGGTACAAAGCATGTTAAGTATATTACTATTCATGACCATCACTTAATAGCTGCAGGAGTTGAAGATAATTTAAGTACAGTTTTTTACAGTGTTTACAACGATGCAACAGACTTCACAGGCTCTGGAGCAGGTTCAGTAACTATATCTGACCAAGTAGAAGGCATTAAAGGTTTCCGTGAAGACTTAATAGTCTTTGCAGAAAACAGTATACATAAGCTTGTTAATATAAATGATAGTGCTAATATTCGTATTGACCCTATCACTGAAAACGTAGGTTGTCTAAGCGGATATAGTATTCAAGAGATTGGTGGTGACTTAATATTTTTAGCACCAGATGGATTAAGGACAGTAGCCGGTACAGCAAGAATTGGTGACGTTGAGCTAGGTACAGTCAGTAAAGAGATACAACCTCTCGTTACGGACTTGACAGAAAGCATAAATAGCTATATAATATCTAGTATTGTATTAAGAGAAAAATCTCAGTATCGATTATTCTATACCGATACAACAATACAAAACTCTTCACAAAGAGGTATTATAGGCACACTTAGACCAAATGGATTTCAATGGTCAGAAACAAGAGGAATAGAAGTAACTGAAATAGGTTCAGGCTTTGACCAAAATGGTGTTGAACAATACTATCATGGTGATACTGATGGGTATGTTCATGTTCACGATTCTGGTAATGACTTTGATGGCTCTACAGTTTTAGCACGTTATGCAACTCCAGATTATGATTATGGAGATTTAGGAACATTAAAGACTTTACATTACTTAAAAGTTTCTGCAAGTGCAGAAGGTGTTGTAGAACCTAATGTTCAAGTTAGATTTGATTATGGTAGTACAGATATACCTCAACCACCAGACCTATTTGATTTAGGAATAATAAATCCACCATCATTATTTGGTGATGCGATATTTAATACAAACGTATTTGGTGGAGCAGAAAGTCCATTAGTTAGAGTTGCATTACAAGGCAGTGGACACAGTAATAATTTTACAATAATTAGTGAAGATACGAAAGCACCATATACCATTAATGGTCTTTACATAAACTTTGTACCTTCAGGTAGGAGATAATAAATGGCACAAACTTACACACGACAAAGTTCGTTCGCAGATGGGGATACTATAACTGCTGCGTTATTTAATGATGAGTACAATCAGTTAGTTAATGCGTTCGCTTATAGTTCAAGTAGTGCGAGTTCAACAGGTCACAGACACGATGGTACAGCAGGTCAAGGTGGTAACATACCACAAATAGGTGACTTAGATTTTTTAAACAAGATTGTCGTAGACGACACAAACAATAGATGGGGATTTTACGTAGAAGTTTCTTCTGCAGCAGTAGAACAAATAAGACTGCAAGATGGAGCTTTACTTCCCGTAACAGATAGTGATGTAGACTTAGGAACATCTTCACTATACTTTAAAGATGCATACATAGATTCAATAACCACTACAGGCAATGTAGCTGTTGGTGGTAATCTTACAGTAACAGGAACAACAACTTTTAATGGTGGCACACTTACACTTGGTGATGCTGCTGATGATAACGTAGTATTCGGTGCTGACGTTAATTCAAACATTATACCTAACACCGATAATACTTATGACCTTGGTAGCTCATCACAAGAATGGAAAGATTTATACATCGATGGAACAGCCAACATCGATACATTATCTGCTGACACTGCTGCAATTGGAGACTTAACTTCAGGACGTGTAGTACTAGCAGGTACAAGTGGAGAACTAGAAGACAGTGCTAATTTAACTTTTGATGGTAGCACACTAGCTCTTACAGGTGCTGCAACAGTTAGCACAAACTTAACAGTAAGTGGTAATACTACACTTGGTAATGCTGCTACAGACACAGTAACAGTTACAGCCGATGTAGCTTCTAATCTAATACCAAGTGCAGACAGCACATATAGTTTAGGTGATGCATCAAACTACTGGTCGCATGGATACATAGATGCGATTACAACTACAGGTAATGTTAGTGTTGGAGGAAACTTAACAGTTACTGGTACTACTACATTTAATGGTGGTACATTAACATTAGGTGATGCAGCAGACGACAATGTAGTCTTTGGTGCAGATGTCAACTCAAACATTATTCCTAATACAGACAATACATACGACTTAGGAAGTTCTTCACAGGAATGGAAAGACTTATACGTTGATGGTGTAGCTTACCTAGATGAAATTAACTTCAATGGTACAGCAATCACTTCAACTGCTGCTGAACTAAACATCCTTGATGGTGTTACATCTACAGCAGCCGAATTAAATTTATTAGATGGTGTAACAGCTACAACAGCCGAACTCAATATACTTGACGGAGTTACATCGACAGCAGCAGAACTAAACATTTTGGATGGAGTTACATCAACTGCTGCAGAGTTAAACATATTAGATGGTGTTACTAGCACAACAGCAGAACTTAATATCCTTGATGGAGTTACATCAACTGCTGCGGAACTTAATATCTTAGATGGTGTAACTTCAACAGCTACAGAACTTAACATTCTTGATGGTGATACATCAGCTACTTCAACAACTTTAGCAGATGCTGACAGAGTGGTTGTTAATGATGCAGGTACAATGGTTCAAGTTGCATTAACAGACTTTGAAACTTATTTCGAAAGTGCTTTAGATACTTTAAGCAATGTTACAACAGTTGGAGCATTAAATGCAGGAAGCATTACTTCAGGCTTTGGTGCTATTGACAATGGTTCATCTGCTATTACTACAACAGGCACAGTAACCTATGGTTCATTAAGTGATGGTACAATAACTATTACAGCATTTGTTGATGAAGATGATATGTCTTCAAATAGTGCTACATTAGTACCCACACAACAATCTGTTAAAGCTTACGTAGATGCACAAATCTTAACAGAAGATACACTAGCTGAGTTAAACGATACAAATATTACATCACCTTCTGGTGATGCTTTATTATTTTATGAAGCAACAAGTGGAAACTGGATTGATAATGTAGTATCTGGTGATATTACAATTACAAGTGGTGGTGTTGCAACTATTGCTGCGACTTCAGTAGAAAACTCTATGTTAGCAGGAAGTATTGCTAATGCAAAACTTGCAAACTCTACAGTTTCTTATGGTGGTGTTTCTTTAGCTTTAGGTGCTTCAGATGCGACACCGGCTTTTGATTTATCAGATGCTACAGCTTATCCCGGAGATTCAAGTTTAGTTACAACAGGTGCTCTTAATAGTGGTTCAATTACATCAGGCTTTGGAAGTATTGATGTAGGGTCTTCTGCTATTACAACAACTGGTACAGTTACTGGTGGTACATTAGCAGGTACATTATCTACAGCAGCACAGACTAACGTAACTTCAGTAGGTACATTAAGTTCTTTAACAGTTTCAGGTGACGTTACAGTAGATACGTCAACATTAAAAGTAGACTCTACAAATAATAGAGTAGGTATTGGTAATGCTTCTCCAGATGTTTCATTAGACTTAGGTTCTAACACAGATGCGATACACGTACCTGTTGGTAATACAGCAGCAAGACCGGGAAGTCCTGCAGCAGGTTACTTTAGATATAACTCAGAAACTGAAAAGTTTGAAGGTTATACAACTGAATGGGGAGCTATAGCAGGTGGTGGTTCTGGTACAAACATGGATACCAACATCTTTACAGGTGATGGTTCAGATACGACATTTACTTTAAGTACAGCACCAGACGATGAGAATAACCTCATGGTCTTTATTGATGGTGTATTCCAAGCTCAGAATGTTTATTCAGTTTCAGGAACTACATTAACCTTTGCAACTGCTCCTGCTAATGGTAGAGTTATAACAGTCTATCATAGCACAACAACTGTTGGTGGTTCTAACAACTCAATAGCCACAATGACTGGTGATGGTAGTGATACAACACTAACACTATCTGTTGCACCAGTACACGAGAACAACGTATCAGTATACTTTGATGGTGTTTATCAAAGCAAATCAAATTACAGTATATCTGGTACAACACTTACATTCTCTACAGCACCTCCAAGTGGTGTAGCTGTAGAAGCTATCACAGCAACGAATACAAGTATTACAACTGCTACTCAGCTTTCTGATGCAGATGGTGATACATTAATACAGACTGAAGAAAGTTCTGACGAAGATAAAATACGTTTTGATACTGGTGGTACTGAGCGTATGATTATTGACAGTACTGGTGTAGGCATAGGAACTACGAGTCCTTCTGCTCCGTTACACATTGTAGGAGATGGAAACACAGGTCAGAGAGTTCATGTAGGTACTTCATCAGCACACCAAATATATTTAGGTAACACAGGTGGAGTTTCTTCTGTAGGTACACTATCTAGCCATGATTTTCAAGTAATCACTAATGGTGCTAGCAGGTTAATTGTTAGTACGACGAATGGTGTTGGAATTGGAACTGCAATAGACCATGCTTATACATCCTATGATGCGTTAGAGATTGGTCACGCTATGTCTTTAACAGGCAATGGTGGTGGTAACGATTGTCAAATTGGAAATAATTTTTATTTAGATGAATCAGGTAACTGGTCATATAAACATAGTGCAGAAGCAACATTGCTTTCAATGGGTGCAGGAAATCAAATATTTTATCGTGCAGCTTCTGGTACTGCTGATGCTCATATAACTTGGGTTGAAACTATGCGTACTACTTCTGGAGCATTGGGTATAGGAACAACTACTCCTACCGCAAATAACGTAAAGAGACTTTATCTTACAGGTGGAGAAAGTGTTATGGCAGTACGTAATACCTCCGCTATCGATGCATCTCAAAGAGTACAAAT